GGGGCTAAGTCCCTTCTCGATGAAGGTGTGAAACTAGGTGTATCTTCCAGAGGTCTCGGATCTATCAAGGAAGAAGGTGGTATTAAAGTTGTCGCTGATGACTTTATGCTCGCAACTGCTGCGGATATCGTAGCAGATCCTTCCGCCCCTGACGCTTTTGTCAATGGCATTATGGAAGGAAAAGAGTGGGTTCTTGCTGGAGGCGCAATCCAAGAGCAAAGAATTGAGCAAATCAAGCAAAGAATTGATAACGCACACCGCTCTCAGTTGGATGAGATGAAACTTTCCGCGTTTCACTCCTTCATCAAAAATCTTTAATCTATAAATAACTATAGCAAATATCGCACGTTTGTACCCAGGAGACAAAATGTCACAAGAGATTGAAACAACTCTGGATGAATCGAGTGTAACCGCTGGCGCAAAACCTGCTGACCCAATGCCCAAACTGGGCGCTGACGGTAGTAGTCTCGCTGGTGTGCAAGACCTCGGTGGTCCAACACCCCAAAACAGCAAACCCACTGATGACAGCAATAAGTATAAGACTATTGCTGGTGGTAATGCCCCCGCTCCAACAACTAAGCCCTCTGATGCCTCTGGCGCTAAAGCAGAATTTGCTGCTAAGGGTGATGTGAAAGCTGGTCACGAGCCTGAAGGCGACGTGATTGCTGAAGAGCCCGCTGAAGAAGCACAGGAGACAGTGATCGAAGTTGATCTGTCTGCCGACGTTGCTGCTCTCACAGAAGGTGAAGAACTGTCTGAGGAATTCAAAGAGAAAGCTAAGACTATCTTTGAAGCAGCGGTCGTTTCCAGAATCAACGAAGAGCTGGAGCGTATGCACGAGGACTACGCTAAAGTCCTTGAAGAAGAAATTGAGACTGTTAAGTCCGACCTCGCAGAAAAAGTCGATGAGTATCTGACTTATGCGGTTGGTCAATGGATGTCCAAGAATGAGCTCGCCATTGAGAACGGTATTAAGACCGAGATGGCTGAGAACATGTTGACTGGTCTCAAGCAAGTTTTCGTGGAGAACTATATTGATCTCCCCGAAGAGAAAGTTGATGTCGTTGAAGAAATTCAGGCACAACTTGATACCATGGAAGCAAAACTCAACGAGTCTATTGAAGAAAATGTCGAGCTCTCTAAGAGTGTTGGCACCTATATCAAGAATGGGATTGTGACAGAGATCGCTGAGGGACTTTCGCTCTCGCAACGCGAGAAGCTTGTCTCCCTAGCGGAAGCTGTTGAGTTTGAAAATGAAGAGTCTTTCCGTGCGAAGGTCTCTACCCTCCGTGAATCGTATTTCTCTACAAAACCTGAAGCGACTACGGTCACTGAGGATGTTGAAGTCGAGAACGCACCTACTGGCGACGCAATGGCAGCATATGCCCAAGCGATCTCCCGTTGGAGCAAATAATTTTCCTTTCACTTTCAAATAAAGAGTACTAAAATGTTTAACGCTGAAGCACTCCAAGAGAAGTGGAACCCCATTCTTGAGCACAATGAGCTCGATCCTATTAAGGATACCTACAGAAAGGCGGTTACCTCTGTCCTCCTGGAAAACCAAGAAAAATTCCTCAAGGAAGAGCGCGGTCTGGTAACAGAAGCTGCTCCTACTAACTCCTTGGGAGGAACAGGATACTCTGGTAGCAGCACTGCTACAGGTCCTGTTGCAGGTTTCGACCCTGTGCTGATCTCTCTGATCAGACGCTCCATGCCTAAGCTTATTGCTTATGACATCTGCGGTGTGCAGCCTATGACTGGTCCTACTGGACTGATCTTCGCAATGCGCTCCACTAAGGGCACTAACAGAGACATCGCTAACAGCGGCGTTGAGACCTTCTTCAACGAAGTTGACACTGAGCATTCTTCTGAGAATAGCTCCAACGGTCTTGCCTCTAACACTCAGACTGGTAGCAATCCTGGTCTGCTTGCTGACGCTGCTGGTAACTACACCATCGGTGGTCAAGGTATGACTACAGCTCAGGCAGAAGCCTTGGGCGATGGCGCTACTAACCACTTCAACGAGATGGGATTCTCGATTGAAAAGGTTACAGTTACTGCGAAGTCAAGAGCCCTCAAAGCTGAATACAGCTTGGAGCTTGCTCAAGACCTCAAGGCAGTGCATGGTTTGGACGCTGAGTCTGAGCTTGCAAACATCCTCAGCACTGAAGTGCTGGCTGAAATCAACCGTGAGGTTGTCAGAACTGTTTACAAGATCGCTAGACCTGGTGCA